GTTTCGAGCTTTGCAATGCCGTCCTCCATGTGATTCAGCTGTTCAGCCTTTAGGATATTTCCACCCTTAAAATTCTGTTTTTCATACGCCATATCATTATCCTCCATAAGTACATTCATCATGCCAGCACAGATACATCAAGAACAGCAAAGCCAAGGATTGCTGTTTTATCATCTGACGTGCTCGTACCTTTACTTCCAAAGCGATTGATGACCAAGCCATCTTTCTTTATCATCACAAGTACATCAAGATTCATTATTCCTCCTCGCCATCAGTAAGTGATGGAATCTGTATATCAGTCTTTTCTTCTTCGATCTGCTGCATCACCCAGTCAACATCATCGACGCAGGAGAGGGCAACGTCGAAGGCAACACGCTTTGGCAGACCGGCAGCAATAAGAGCCTGCACCGCCTGTGCCTCGCTAAGAAGGTCGAGCGGGAAGTTGCGCTTGAAGCTCATGACGCATTGCAGCGGGTCAATCTTGATTGTTTTCTTCGCCCAGCACTTTGCCAGCAGCGTGAACATGTACGTCCCCGCCGACATCATCTTTGCCTCAAACATGCCACACTTTGTCTCAAGCCCTGTCAGCTTGAACTTCAGGCTGATTCCGCTTGCTGTGCCAAACGCTTCATCTTCCATGTTAGGAGTTTTGGAGAATCGGTAGATGTTATCTTCCAGCCGGTCAAGGTGGTGCTCAATAAAGCCGTCGTTGATGTCCTTTGTCAGAAAGTACACCTTGCCCTTGCCGTCAGGCGAGAAGAACTGTATTGCTCCGCTGACCTGCGACTTTCTCGCTTCTTCCTCGTCCACATCGACATTCTCATACACCATATATGCGTTTGCGAACGCATCAGCTTCGTTCGAGTTGTCGGAGAGCGCACGGTCGTATGCGTCAATCAGCGTCAGAACCTTCTCTGCGTCTCCCTTCATTTCAAGGTTGTTTGGGATTCCTTGGAGCGGGCATCCGTCAAAAAGGTTCACTTCCTGCCGGATGAGCGTCAAACTGCTCACGCTGGTACCCTCGTAGTAGTAGATTCTGTTGCTGTCGTAATACTCTGCCTTGACAATATCATTGTCGTTGATGTCCTTGATGGTGTAGTAGCGCACCCCGAATGTCGGCTGCGTGATGTCGCGCGTCTTGGAGAGGATAATGCACTCATTCGGAGGCACGACCATCACACGCTCGTTGCCGTCCTCGTCTATGTAGAAAAGCCGCCCAGCATAGCCACAAATGGCTGCAAACTTCGTGCATTCCATGTCAATGTCAAACATGTTGGAGCGCGTCACAAAGTCCGTGATTGCCTTGCTTGCCGCGTCGCGGGCTGCTTCCTGTTCACTCTTGCTGTCGCCAGCTTCGCCGGTGTCCTTCATGCTTTCTTCGGTGTCGCTGTAGCTGTAGCCGATAGGGTTTCCAGCAAAGTAGCCTGTCTTGAAGTCCACAATCTCGGAAAAAAAGTCGTTGTTGAGCTTGTGGTTGATTGCATCTTCGCCATCACTAAAGCGCGGCTCGCGGTCAAATATCGGAACGCCTTCTGCCAGCGCTTCATATCGTTCAATCAGGCTCTTGTTATATTCAGCGTTATACCGGTGCTTCCTGATGATGCGCCGCAGCAGCTCGTCCGTAATGCCGCCTGCATCCAGTGCTTCTACCTCGGCTGTGTAATCCGGGTATTTCTGCTTTTTGCACCTGACCGGGCTTTTCTTCAACAAAGTGTCTCTCATTTGCCGCCCTTCTTCCTGTTCAGCACCTTTGGTAGTGCCTTGTCAAGCATCACCTTGCCGTCAAACAGGCTGACAGTCAGCCCACAGCGCGGACACACGCGCAGGCTGCCTGCTGTTTTCCATATATGTTTGCACATTATCTCAACCTCCTGACCGCCTTAACGATACCCTTCGCCATTTCTTCTTCCAGCGAGTAACGGGTAGCGTCAATTGTGTGGTTATCTCTATCGGGATAGGATGGTAAAAAGTCGCCGTTCTTGTCGGTTTCGTATTCGTATGCCGAGAACTCCTTGGCGATATTGGGTGTGCGCTTCGGGTCGATGACGATTTCGGCGAGGCTTTGTAGCCAGCGCATACCATGCTCAACACTGCCTGCCCCTTTCTTCACGCCAATCGCAAGCACACCGCTTGAACACAGCTCCGAAATCATTCGTGGGTCTGCGCTGTCGCAACGAATAACATCACGACCTGCACGCTTACCAACCTCACCAGAAAGTCTGCTCATTGAGTTGCCAGAGCCATAGAACTCATCGACCGCGAGAATCTTCCGTAGCCTTGCATCATACGTCCAGCGCACATAGGCGTCCGGATCGACCGCAAAGCCGAAGTCGAGACCGTTATAACGCCGTCCGTATCTATCAAGCTCATCGTCCGGAATTGCACGGATCACGAGATTGGTAAAGACCTGACCGCCAGTGCCGGTCACTTCGCCCAGGTACATATGGCGATAGGCGCGTTCATTTGCCTTTCTGAGGGCTTCCGCTTCGGCAATGAACTCTTTGCCCAGCCACTCCGGAGGCGCGCCCAGATAGGTGCTGTGGTGCACCAGACGGGTTGCTTTGGGGATGAGTGCTTCTTTGTTCACCCAGTTGCGAGCAGTCTGCGGCGGATTGTAACTGTAAAAGGTATAAGAGTGGTCGCCGCCTCGGATGATGGATGCTTTGATAGTGCGAATATCATCCATCCCCGCGAACTCCGCAAGCTCCTCGAACCACAGAATGCCGAAGTAACCGAAGGAAATCTTAATCGACTTGGATTTCATCGGGTCATCTGCGCCTCTGAAAATAATGCGCTGTCCGGTTTCCTTGTAGCGGATTTCAAGCGGCGAAACACGATACTGGAACTGTTCGTGCAGCCCAAGCATGTCAATTGCCCAGATAATCTGCTCATAGACTGATTCTCGCAGCGTATTGCCAACGCGCCTGTAGATTATCGCGTGCATCAGCGGGTTCTGAATCAGCAGCAGGATTACTTCTATGGAGATGAACGAGGATTTCAGCGAGCCGCGCCCACCATCAAGCCAATATTCGCTGTGCCCTCCGTGCTTGATGTCGCGATGAACAGGGATGAACGGCTTTGCAATAAGGCTCGAAAGCCGTACTTCGCTCACTCGTCATCATCCCCGAAATCGTCGATGATTGTCACACCGACGTTTGACTTGACTTCCGTGTCTGTCTTTGTCGTGTACCCGTAGTGAGACATCCAAAGACCGGCGAGGCGTGAGTCAATCGTGCCGTTTTCAAACTTCTCTCGCGCATCAATCTCGCAGTCCTGTTTCATACGCGCGATGACCAACTCAAGTTTTTCATCCTTATTGTATAAATCGTAAAATGCTGCCTCAGTCATGCCGACGTAAGCGCAGAAGCCTTTGATTGTGTAGGTGATGGGGTGGGGAACTTCTTGTGTAACAAATACACCGTTTCTCGGTGAAAATGCCGTTGTGGCAACGGTCTTGCTGTCACAGTACGCTTTGTATTCTCCCCATGCCTTTTCAAGCGCAGCTGCACTGCCGAATTTTCTTGCTCTTCCCACATCATCACCCTCTTTCTACTGAAAACGCTGCAAGTCAGCCCATCGGAAGTCGTTGTCGAACACATCAGGAATAGCCTTGATGTTGCCCTTGTAGAAAATCAGCACGTTCTGGTGTACTTTCACCGTTTTTCGGCGCGAGCCAAAAACCAAGCTCGCCCTCATTGGCGCTGTCCCGTACTGTTCGAGCAGGATGCTCTCGTTATACAGGCAAAGGTCATTCTCTCTGAAAAGGCGCTTCGTTGTGCTTACGAAGTCCCTATACGCGCCTTTACTGTCCCGAATGTCACCAACCACAAACACGGCGAACCGATTTTCTTTCAGCTTCCGGCATGACAGGGAAATAATGTCGCTGTATGCTTCCAGAAAATCGGAATAATTCATGTTGGAGAGGTCGAGCGGATGGTCGCTGTATTTCTCCAAGTTGTGGTATGGAGGACACGAAAAAACCAGATCGGCACTTCCGTCTGGTATGTATTGGTCTGCATTTCTACTGTCGTCGCAGTGCCATGCCGGAGTCACACCCAGCTTGTCTGCGTTCATCTGGTTCGCATCCACCTGCTCCTGCGAGAGGTCAATGCCTATATAATGCCGTTCCAGCATTTCAGCAACAACCCCGCGAACAGAACCGCCTGCAAATGGGTCATACACGATTCCGCCCTTTGGCGAGAACCAGTTGTATATGACCTCGCACAGAACAGGGTCAAAAATGCTCGTTCCGGTAAGGCTCATGCCGTGCTTTTGCGCAAGCTCCAGCATTCCGTTTCCAAGCAGAGCATTGTCGCGCCCAACTTCGCTTTGTAGACCGATTGCTTTCCATTCGCGCTTCCGATCCTGCCAATAGCCTTGTTTGCTATCGAATACAGAAAACGGTGGGTACGAGGTAGCGCTCGTGCAACTTACCCATGTCACCACATCCTTTTCGCATAGTATCTTTACCGCGCAGCTCCCGCCTTCTGCGCACCCCACGCCGCAAGTGTGGCAGAAGCCAGCAGCGTCCCCCTATTTATTGCATAAAAAATGCCCGACGAGATAACCCGTCAGGCTGTAAATATCCACTTGCAGTATAGCACCGATGCAATATGAAATACTATGAAATATGGGCTGAATCTCAGAAAAAATTTTCTGAAAGTGGTAGCATATTATCGCTTATCGACAAACAGGCAAGCAAGGCACACCATCGCCGTCAGCAGTAGAATCACACTCACGTCTTTTTTGCCTCCATTTTCTCGATGCGGTCAAAAGGCTCGTCGAAGTTGAGCGCCAGCCCGATTTCGTCGTAGACCTGATCTATCGCCCCTTGGATGGTCAACTGCCCGCCGGGTGACATTTCCGCGTCGAGGGCCGAAAGCACCTTGTGGCAGCGCCCTTGCCCGAAGCCATAGTCCCGGTGGAGGACAAGACAGACTGCCGCGTATGCCATCTTGAAGGTGGATGTCGCGCCGTCTCGGAAGCCCTCGCGGTACACGTCCTCGTCGAATTGTGCCTGCGTCTTGGGTTGGTTCTTCTGCGCCCGACGCTGCTGCCTGTTCATGTGTTCACCTCCGCGTTCAGCCATTTTCCGATGCAGACGGCGCACCTGTCGCGGCTTGCCGTCCCGTCCTGGTCTGCGCACAGCGGGTGCGCGTGTCCGTAGCTTATCAAGCTGTATGCGCTCATGTATGGGCAGCGGATGAGATGGTCAATTGTTTCTTTCAGGGTGTCGCCGCCGTCATCTATCGCGCCATTCAGCGCAGCAACCAGCACGTCTTTGTTCTTCATGCTTTATCCTCCTCCCACATACTGATTTGTCCGTCAAGCGGCTCAACGTCCGCCTTCCGTTTGGCATGTTTCAACCTTTCAAACAGCGGTGTGTCTCCTTTGCGTGCCGGATGCCCATACATCCCGCAAGCCGTCCAACTTTTCGCCCAATCACTCGCCGCAGACCCGCTTGCACCGTATGCCGCGCACTTGTACCGCGTGCAGCTTGATGTTGCGTAGGCACAGAGATTCGAGCAGTCCGCGCACCTATGCGCAGTGTCTTGCCCGTATTCGCGGTGCATAGCCGTTATTTTTCGGTCAGCCATCATTTTCCTCCTCCGTCGCAATCTGCGCCTTTGCCAGTTCTATTGCAAGCAAGTACGTCCTTTCATGCTTTGTCCCGGCATGGACTTGCTTGACTTTTGCGGCAAAGTCGTCAATCGTGCCGTTGAAGCATCCGCAGGAGACATATATTCCCCCATCTTTGCCACGGTAAAAAGTGGTTGTGTCGTTACGGCTTCCGATTGCTCCGATAGCGATGTAATCAGACGCGTCCATTACGCGCGCATTTCCCATCACACGTGCCGAATCCGTCACGCACGCCTTTCCCATCACATGCGCCGAATCCATCACCGACGCCGAATCCGCCACCAACGCCTTCCCCGTCACGCGCGCCTTTCCCGTCACATACGCCGAATCCATCACCAACGCCGAATCCGCCACCAACGCC